TGTAAAAAAGACTTGACATCCTCTAGGAATCGTGTATAATAGAGTTATCGCTCTTATAATACTACTAATGTTTCATTGATGTCTTTGACTCTAGGTACGCAAGCATCTGCTCTTCTATAGCGCTTACGTCTTCTGGATCATCACTCTCGTACTCTCTGTTGCTATCTTCGATTCTAGCAATGAACGTCTCGTAGTACGATCTAGCTCTTTCATTTGCTTCTCCGATGAACAGTACGTCTGACTTGCTCAGAACGATAGAATTCTCTTCTGCGAGAAGTAGCCAGCTTTTTGCGAATAACCCATGAGCTGGATGTATTCTAACTTGAATGGGATTCTCGATACAGTACGATTCTGGATCGACAGAGATGTTATTCCCAAGTATCTCTTCGCCATTATAGAGTTTTAAGTATACGAGGCTCAATTGTTATCCTTTTATATTGACGTTATAAATCTTGAACTCAAACCCCTCATCATTATATATAGCAACTCTTTCCATGAAGTGTTTGACAGCAAAGTTCTTATTTGCTTTCCACTGTAGATCATCTACTATATCATAAAGCGTAGCTTTGTTTCCGCTAACACTCTTACGTAGTACCCTTCCTATTGATTGTAAGTTTCTGATCTTCGACTTAGACGGGCTTGCAAAGATGATATTATCCAAACGCTTAATATTAACACCAGTGCTAAAAGTGCCGTAACTAGCAAGAATAATATTATCATCGCTTGACTCAGCAATGTGTCTAACTCCCTCACGAGTCTCTGCACTGACCGCACCGTGAATGAAATGAACTGTCTTGCCTTCTTTCTCAAGCATAGGATGCAGAACTTTGCCATGCTTCTCAACGAACTGAAACAATATGAGAGTGTTTCCTTGAAGTGAGTGAGCCAAGTTCTTAATGTACTTATTGCGTGATTCGTTAGTGACAATCCAATCAATCTCTTCTTGATACGTCTTACCTTTATTTATCTTCCTAATTTCATCTGGATATTGTAGCACGATTGCCGTGATTCCAAATTCTGCGAGTGTTCCGTCAGCAATCAGTTTCTTTGATTTCGTGACTTCGTAGACCGATCCAAAGATTCCTTCTAGCACTAGCTTGTGCGTCTGTGAGCCGTCAAGTGTTCCAGTAAAGCCATATCTATACTTACAGTCAGGCATCTTTTCGAGTACAGACACAAGAGACTTAGCTTTAAACAAGTGTGCCTCGTCTCCGACAACTACATCAAACTTCTCGAACCAGTCTTTTCTAAGTTTGTAGATAGACTGCCAAGTGCTGATAGTGATGTCTGCGTCTACGTTCTTATCTATTCCGCCTCTGATCTTATGTATATCTAGCTGATTACCGTTGTTGTATTCAACGAAGTCAGATGCCATTTGATCGACCAGAGATGTAGTAGGCACAATGATAAGAGTCTTTCTGCCTTGACTCAGGTGAAAACGTGTCAGTAAATAGATGATGAAAGACTTGCCAGATGCTGTAGGAGACAACATCAACGCTCTGTTTCGCTTTAGTGCATATACAACAGCATCGTTCTGATAGTCTCTAGGTGTAAATGTAGATTCAAACTCTTTAGCTAACTGAAACCCAGCGTCTTCGTTTACCTCGTTTGATTCGAATGCGCCAGGAGTGACTTCTACTTGATAGTCACGAGAGTTACAGAACTTTAAGATGTGCGGAACTAGTCCAGCATATATCATGCCAGTCATAGCATTAAACAGCCGAATCTTTCCGTCCCAAACTTTATTACGAACGGCAGGCATAAATTTGGCACCAGGCACTTCGAATGTGAAGTGATCTGATAGTTCCATCTTTGTACTGGGATCTGCGTGTACTCTTACATACACATCATCAACCCGTTCGATTAACACATTATCCATTAAGCACCTGTTCTGAACCGTTCCCAGTCTACGATAGTTTTAAGCTGGAAGCCTCGATTGCCAATCATTTTAATGATAGCCTCTAGATATTCTACTTTCTGTTCTTGTGCTCCGATTCTTAAAGACATTTCAATGAGTTCGTCATCAGCGTCCATATAAGAAGGGATGTCTTGACGTAGAATCTTTAGAGGCTGTTGTTCCCAACCATACTGTTTTAACTCAGTGATGTCGAGTTCGCCCTTGTAATACTCGGTCTTAAGCTTGAAGAACTTCTTGTAATCAGCCTTCATCTTACGCAGGAGATAGCCTTCTCCCATGTAAAACTTAAAGTATTTGTTGTGAAGTTTTGGGATGTTTCCAGACTCGTTCGATACGTTAGTCTGGTCAATCGTGCCGTCTTTGTCCCACTCGGCAATAATATCTTCTAGTTTCATTCATCATCTCCATAATTTAAATACAGTCGTACAGTATGTAGTATACACGTACTATGTTAACTTGTCAAGCGTTTTCTTATGCAACTTCAATCGTGTAAGAAGTGTACTTGAACGTGATGTCAAATGTGGGTGGGTTAACATCAGTCCCTGTTGTATTTAGCTGAATGCTGCCAATAGCTGTTGGAAACAAGTCTTTGAAATTTACTGTGATATTTGCATTCTTGTTACTATCTAACACAATCAAGCTACCATCTGATCTGATAGTATTTAGCACTTCTGTAGAAGCCTTTGCTCCAGGAGAGCGACTAGTGAGTGCTTTGTACTGGTCATAGCTTTCTGGATAAGTCAGTGCTGTCAACCATGCTTGAATCTCTCTAAACGATTCCACGTCTTCATCGCAAGCAACTGTAACGAGTAGATCGTCATACATCAGTTTATCGCCAGGCTCGAATAGAACCTTAAACGGGGTGGCTCTCTCAGAGAAACCTGAACTCATGCCAGGGATGTTTATAGCTTGCACAAAAAATTCAACGTTTGGCAGTCTAGTCAACACTAGCTTAAACTCAATGGGTGATAAAAAATTTACATTAGTAGTTGCCATCTGATTTCCTCAAACACTTGTTCATATCATCTATTTATAAACAAAAAAAAGAGGGATCCGAAGATCCCTCTAAACTAGTTACTAACAAGTGTCGGGGTTTGATCCCCGATCTTATTTTTATACTATTACAGTAAGTTAGTAACAGCGGTACGACGGTAGTACACGTTGGTGTTAGCGGCAAGAGCACCGTTACCAACAGCAGACCCTTGTGCGAATGGGTTCGAAACCATTCCGTAGCGAGTCTTAAAGCCCAGCTTCGACTGGAAGCTGTTCTCACCAACCGCACGAACCATTTGCAACGGAACGTATGGGCAGTAGAACAAGCCAGCATCAAATGCGCTTGCACCTTTGTAACCAACAACCATGTAGTTAGCACCGGCATATGGATCGATGTACACACGGAAGCGACCGTTCAGAACACCGGCGAAAGTATTGCCTGTGTCATCTGGGTTCAGGTTGTTGCTGTTCAAAGCAGGAGCGTAGTCAAGAACGCCAGCCATTTGAAGTGCAGAAGCAACATCAGACGAACAGACGATCAAGTTACCTTTGCCACGACGAGTGTCTTTAGCAATTTGGTTAGCTTCTTTTTCGATCTGGAACATCAGACCTTTGAACTTCTCAACGCTCCAACGACCGTTTGCATCAACGTCAAGGTTGAAAGTACCGTTAGAAGCAACGCCACCTTGCGAACCGGCTTTAGCGTTAACATAAACTGTACGGATAACTTCACGGTTGATTTCAGCAAGCAACTCGGCAGACAACATGTTTGCCAATTCTGTTTCAGCGTCAAGACCATGGATAGCTTTCAAGTCTTGTGCCAATTCAGTTGTGTACTCTGCTTTCAAAGCACGTGACTTAGCAGTTACAGAAACTTTCTCGATAGAGAAAGACATTTGAGCGAACTCAGCGCCTGCACCATCACCAAGAGCTTCTGCATCAGCAGTATCAAGGCCAGTACCAGTTGTTTCAGATCCTGCACCCAATGCGTTAGCATGAGTACCAGCACCGGAGTAATCGGTATCAGCTTCGCCGTAGAATGCTTCTGGCTTACCAAGGGTGTCTTCATACTTCGAACGCATTGCAAAGATCAAGCCAGTAGGACCAGTCATTGGCTGAACGCCGCAGATGTCGTATGCTACCAGGTTAGGCATTGCACGGCGTACCAAAGAAATCAGTACGGGATCATAGTTGGCCACATCAGCAGTAGAGTTAGCAGGAGCTGCCTCTAACAGAGATTGTGGAACATATGTGTCGCCAGATTTCATAGCGACTTCTGTGTTCTCTAGAAGAGTAGCTGTGACGGCCGCTCTGTGTGAGTCTTGGATGCCAGGAAGAGCGGTATGCTCTAGGATTGGCTTCCACTTTTTCATCAGTTCTTCATTTCTCATTGTGGTTCTCCTTTTTTGAGATTTTACTTAGTATTATTTATAAAAATTTATTTTGCGGCAAAGCGGCCAATGGCGTCAGCATAACGAGAAATCGATGGGTTATCCAACGAGATAGATGCTTTAGCTTCAGTGACAATCTCTTCCTGAAGAAGATCGGTTTCATCTTCTGCTACAACCGAAGCTTCAGTGAAATAGCTGTCACGAATGGCAGTTAATTTCTTGCTGTAGTCTGCAACTGTTTCAAAAGATACGCCTTCTGAGAGAACACGCAATTTGTCTGCTTGAGTGTCTGTTAAATCCTCAGAAATGTCTTTGAATGCGATTTCAAGGTCAGACTTCTGCTTCGCATCACGAACTTCAATCATTTGCTCTACGAGTTCGTTGTACTTAGAAGTAGACTCTTCGAGTTTAGCTTCCAAAGTTCCAACTACATCGATTTGCTCATCATCGATTTCCATATTATGCTCAGTAACAAGTCCCTTGATTCCAGCAAGCAGTGATTCAGCGACTTCAACTTTCATGTTGCTTTCGATCTGAACCTTGTTGTCGTCCATCCAGTTTTCTACTACGTAGTCAAGATAGGCGTCAACTTTTTCTACTAACTCTTCCACAGCAACGTCGATTTGCTCCTGCAGATCACTCTCAAACTTTTCTTCGAGTACTGCTGTTTCAGCCAATACTTTTTCGTGAACTGCGGCTTCGAAGATTGCAACGGTCTTGTCTTTGAAATCCTCAGACAATTCGGTGCCTTCAAACAGACGCTCTACGGCTTCTTTTAAGCCTGTGTTATTTGGACCCTGTGGAGTTTTTACAGTAGCTTCAATGTCACCAGCGCCATCGGTAGATTTCTTAAGATCACCTTTACGCTTCTTGACAGCCCCACCGGCTGGCGTTGTTGCATCGGCTGCAACTGAATCTTCTCCAGTAGCTTTCGCTTCTTCGAGGTCTAGATTCTTTTCTAGTTCTTCACTCATTTGACTTCTCCTTTTAAAGTAAGTGTATTCATTTAGTATTATTTATAAAAATCATGTTTTTGACAAAGACCTTACAAACTTCTCAAAAAGAGCGGCAGCTTTCACTTCTAGCTCTCGGGTAGAGACTTTAGCGGTCTCTCTGATTTCTTCTTCAATCTGATCAAAAGCGTTAGCCATTTGCCATGAAGAAGAAGCTACATCATAAATCCATTCGACACCTTCCATGACACCCTTAACAAATGCATCGGGTGCAGAAGGATCAGCAACGATGTCTCCAGCAGTTGCAAGCATAAAGTCGTCTTGCACTTCCATGATTCCATTCTTGTTCTGTTTAATAGAACCCATGCCACGTGAAGAGATTCCGACTAGTCCACCTTCATCGATAAGATTTTTAACGATCTTACCCATTGGGGTTTCCATAATCTTAGCTCTACCAACAATGTTAGACCCATCTTGTTTCAATTCTGTGAACATGTGAGATACACGATCCAGATTGATAGTTGGTCCAGCAGGATGGCCTAATTCACCGTAAGCACGATTTTTCGAAACGTAGACTTCATTGTACCTTTTCATTTCTTTTGCAAGAACGTTAGAAGGATACATACGTCCATTTCTATTCTTGATATCACCTTGCATGATGATACCTTCGATGAAATAATTCTTTCCTTTGCCGTCTTCAGTTGCTTCAGTAATGTACTGAACATCTTCAACGATTTCTTTAATCAGTAATGACATATCTATTTATCCTACCTGATAAGCGACTGGTGTACAAATCACTGCTACATCACTAGATAACAAATCGGTGTATGCTTTAGTGATAAATGTAACTGATCCTGCTGGAACCGTAATATTGCCAATAGCTCCAGCTGCCGCAGTTGTCTGAGTGATAACAGCGATATCAGCAGAGTAAATTCTAACAAGATTAGATTCGCCAATATCACTTGGTGTACTATTTATGTTAGTTACATTTGTTCCAACGATCTTAGTAATCATATCACTTACCTGCATTCATAGCGAATTGGACAATCTGCATGAACTTCTTGCTATCGTTCAACATGCCTTCAACTTTAGCTTGGTTCTCTTTGTTCAATTGCTTGTGCATAGAGACGACCATAGAAGCAGTAGTCAAGTCAACTTTTCTCTTTTTGCCGTCAGAAAACTTAACGTCTTTAATTGACTTAGAAGTAACGATGTCCTTGAGGTCGTCGATTACGCCTTCAGAAATCTCTTCTACTTCTTCGATCTCTTCTTTCATCGCCATCTTAGTAGCAGTTGCGTACATAACGTCTTTTGCTTTATCGCCGTAACGATCTTTGAACTCGCCCATCTTTTTCTTCAAAGACATAACGATTTCTTCACGCTTTTTTTCTTGAGCTGGAGTCATCTCTGATTCAGAAGACTCATAGACTTCCTTGTCTTCTCCATCTTCCAAGTCTGCAACTCTTTTCTTACGCTTAGAGCCTTTGATTGCGCCCGAGAATTGGTCATCAGGCGCAACAGGGTGGTCACGCTTGTCAACGATGTGTTTATCTAGAAAGTTTTGTTCATCTGGAGAACGTGGTTTTGACACGGTCTCTGACAGCATGTCCTTAAAGCTTTTCATTTTAGCCCCTTACTCTTCTGTTTCTGCATCAACTGATTCGACAGGAACTTCGTCTTGCGAAAACATCGATGTATATTTGGTTTCGATAGCTGCCATCATTCTATCAGCCATAATATGGTTAAATTTATCCTCAAAGCCAGTAGCATCTTTTTGCACTGCTTGTTGAATCAATTCCTTAACGCTCATTGCACTATCTCCTTTATTATATAATGTTATTTATATTTTATTACAACTAGACTTTTGGATCTAGTTCGTCTTCTTTATTATCTGTTCCAATAGAGTCCTCAGCATCTTCTGCATCATCGTCCTCTTCTTCGATCTCTTTATTCATCTCTTCGATTTCGTCTTCGGTCATCTGGAGAACATTCTTGCGAACCCAATTTCCAGAATAGTACTTACCGACATACTCATCGATGTCTCTTAGAATGCCAAGTCTTTCACGTAACATTTCACTTGACTTTAACTCTTCAAAGTGGTTATCACTCATAAAGTCGTAACGAAGCATAGCTTGAATATCAGGCCACTCTTCTGGAGTGATGATGCCTTTCAGAATCAA